GGCGTCCTTGAAATCGACGTAAATCCCTACGCCAACTTCCCCGCCGGCATCCAGGGCATCCGCGCCTTCTATACCTGCGACGTGGGTGTTCGTGTGCCGGGCGCCTTCTCCGTCGCCACCTCGATTACCTGATAGGGCTACCGATCATGGAAATCATCGTCATCGAAGCCTTCATGTCCCACGGCAAGCGTGTCGAGCCCGGCGACGTCATCGACCTGCCGGTCGCCGATGCCGCCTACGTCATCGGCCTGCGCCGCGCCCAAAAGGTCGAAGCAGCCGACAAGCCAGCCGAAGCCAAGCCCAAGAAGCCCGCCAAGAAATGAACTTCGCCGATCCCGCCTACTTCACCGACTTCGCCATTGACATCACCGTCAACGGCCTGCCGGCGCGCGGGATCTTCGACAACGGCTTCGCGGCCGCTTTCAGCGGCATGGTCGACGGCACCAGCCCGGTGCTGCACCTGCTGTCCGCCGTCCCGGTCGCCCGTGGCGACACCGCCATCATTTCGGGCGCGTCCTACACCGTCACCGGCGTCGAGCCGGACGGCACCGGCGTCACGCAATTGCGGCTGGACAAGGTATGAGCCACGTTCGCACCCAGATCCGCGACGCCTTCGTCGCCCGCCTGGCAGGGCTGGCCACGACGGGCGCTGCCGTATTTGGCCAGCGCACCCGCCCGGCGACTGCCGTGCCGCCATTCCTCAAAGTCTGGATCGGCGACGACAACGGCGAGCTTCTCAACGCCACAGACGACATGATCGAGCAGCGCAGCGCTGACCTCGTCATCGAAGCCTATGCCAAAGACGGCGGCGATATGGAAGACATCCTCGACCAGATCGCGCTCGAAGTGCAGACGCAGCTCGCCACCACGCCCGACCGCACGTTTGGCGGGCGCGTCAAGCAGCTCGGCGCCCCGCGTATCGAGCCGGACGTCGACGACAGCCTCGAAAAGCCCTGTGGGCTGAATCGCATCACCTACCCGATCACCTATTTCATAGCCGGCACCAACCCGGCGGTCGCCCTCTAGGAGCCATCAATGACCATCCACACTAATTCCGGCCTCAAGCTCTACATGGAGTCGGCCATCGGCACATCCGAGCCAATCGATTCCATCTCGAAAGCCGCCCCTGGCGTTATCGCTTCGGCTGGTCATCCGTTTGTCAATGGCGATAACGTCCTGCTCGAAATTCAGGGCATGGTCGAACTGAACGGCTATTTGTGCAAGGTCGTCAGCGTCGTTGCGGGCGTTTCATTCCAAGTCGCCGACGTCAATGGCACGACCGGCATTGATACGACACTGTTCTCGACCTTTACCAGCGGAACCGCCAAAAAGGTCACGCTCGGAACTTCGATCACCGGCGTCCAGGACTTCAACTTCGCCGGCGGTGAAATCAAGGTACAAGACACCACCACGGTCAATGACACGCAAGACACGCAGATCGTCGTCGGCGCTACGGCGCAATCTGCAGATATGACCATGCAGTGGGACCCGGCATCAAGCGCCCAACAGGCGATGATTGCCGCGTTCAAGACCCGCGCCAACAAGGGCTTCAAGGTTCTGTGGCCGGACGGCGCATTTACGATGTGGTACGGCACCGTCGGCTATACCGGCGCCCCGGGTGGCGGCAAGCAGGGCGTCACCACCAGCCCGGCCAAGATCACCATGCTCGGCGGCCTCACCATCTGCGCCGCCTGACCATGCGCGAAATCAACCTCGCCAAGTTTGCCGCGGCACGCCAGTCGGCGTTGCCGCTTGGCAAACACAGCGTCACCCTGCAGCGCCCAACGCCGTGGGATGTCTCCGCCGCGCAAGGCGCCGGCCAGCGCATGGATATCGAATGGGCAGCGCAGTTCGTCGTTGGTTGGGACTTCACCGAGGCCGATCTGCTGCCCGGTGGCGACCCCGAGCCGGTCGCCTTCCATGCCGACGTTTTCGCCACCTGGGTCAAGGATCACCCGGCCACCTGGCAACCGCTGATCGAAGGCGTCATCGCGGCCTACAAGGCGCACGAAGCGAGCCTCGATGAACGGGGAAACGTCTAGCGGCCTGGTTGTCGATCTGCCAGCGGCCGGCGCCACCACCGCCGCCGCCGCCGCAGGAATTTCACATCGCCATCCGGGCCTGGAAAATGTTGGGCAACGCGCTGGACTGGCATGGGCTGGACACGGTAGCCGCCCTGCTCGGCGTAAAGGATGTCGAGATGCTGATCAATGACCTGATGACCATACGGGACAACCTGTGAGCAACACCAACGTCAGCTTCACGCTCACCGCCAGCGACAAGACGCAAGCCGCCTTCGCGTCGGTCGGCAATGGCCTCGGCCAGCTCAAAAGCAAATCCGAATCCCTGTCCTCGGCCTTCTCCGGGGGCATTGCCGGCGGCCTGGCCACCGGCCTGCTCGGCGCCGGCTTCACCGCCGCCATCACCGGCGCCATCGACAGCCTGGACAAGCTGAACGACGCCTCCGAGCGCCTCGGCATTTCCGTCGAAGACCTCAGCGCCCTGAACTTCGCCGGTAAGATGAACGGCGTCGAATTCGACGACATGACCGCCGCGCTCGCCAAGCTGTCGAGCAAGATGCAGGACGCCGCCACGGGCGGCAAGGAATCCGGCGCCCTCTTCGCCGACATGGGCATCAAGGTCACCGACGCCAGCGGCAAGCTCAAAAGCGCCGACGCCGTATTCGCCGAAATGGCCGAGCAGTTCAGCCAGTTCGAAGATGGAGCCGGCAAGACAGCCCTCGCCGTCGACGCCTTCGGCAAGTCCGGCGCCAAGATGGTCCCCATCCTCAACGGCGGCGCTGCCGGCCTCAAAGCCATGCGCGAAGAAGCCGCCAGCCTGGGCGGCATCATCGACGGCAAGCTGGCCAAACAGGCCGCCGATTTCAATGACAACATGGATAAGCTGTCGGTGCTGTCGGGATCGGTCGCCAAGTCCATCGCCGGGGAACTGCTGCCCAGCCTCAACAAACTGGCTGCCGAATTCCTTGCCGCCAAGTCGGCTGGCATGGGCTTCTGGGAGTCGCTGACCGGCATTGGCCTATCGAATCCCGGCAAGTCAGCCGGCGAGCAGATCAAGAGCCTGACCGCCGACATCGACAAACTCACCGCCTCGCGCAATGCCGCGATGGCATCTAATAAGCAAGACGGCGGCAGCATCGACACAGGCGACATGGAAGCCGAACTCGGTCGCCTGACCCGCCGCCGTGAATACTTCAAGGCGCTGCAACGCGCCGAAGCGCTCGACGGCGCCGACGGCAACTACGGCAACGAAGGCCGTGGCCGGAGTTCTGGCACCGGCAAACAGGCCATCACCCGCACGCCAACCGGCGAAGGCAAAGGAAAAGGCAAGGCAGCCGCCAAGGAAATCGCCGAAGCCACCGCCGAAGCCACCGCTTACGGCAAGGCCATGGAATCGCTCGCCAAGCTGACCGGCGATGCAGATTCGGCCCAGCTTGACCTGACCAAGTCGCAAAAAACGCTGTACGACCTGATGACCAGCGCCGAATGGGCCAACATGCCCGACGCCTGGAAGCTGACTGCCGTAGCGCAGTTCGAGGCTGCCTATGCTGCCGAACAAGCTGCCGACAGCACCAAGCGCCTGAATGACATGCTCGGCGACACCGAATCCGCTGGCATTGAAAAGGCACGCAGCGACATGCTGCTGCTCGTCGAAGCGCTCGAAAAGGGCATTATCAGCGAGCAGCAATACACCGAAGCCGCCACTGCCAGACTCAACCTAAAGGGCAATGATGATGCCAAAAAGGGCGTCGCAGAACTTGAAGAATTCACAAAGTCTGCCGCCCGTAATATGCAGTCATCGCTCGCCGATTTCATTTTTGACCCATTCGCCAACGGCACCAAGGACATGGCCAGCCAGTTCGGCCAAATGCTGCAGCGCATGGCAGCTGAAGCCGCCGCGGCAGCGATCATGAAAAACCTGTTCGGTACCATGGGTCAAGCCACCGCTGGTGGCGGCGAAGGAACCTGGGGCATGGTTGGCAAGGCCGCCACCTGGGTCGGTTCATTCTTCGCCGACGGCGGCATCATGACCAGCGGCGGCCCGGTGCCGCTGCGCAAATACGCCGGCGGCGGCATCGCCAGCTCGCCGCAACTCGCCATGTTCGGCGAAGGTAGCAAGCCGGAGGCTTACGTGCCGCTGCCCGATGGCCGGCGCATTCCGGTCGCCATGCAGGGCGGTGGCGGTGGTCGCCCGATTGTGATCAACGTCAATTCCAGCACCGGCGATAAAGCCGAAATCCGCCGCAGCGCGGCCGCCGGCGCCCGGTCTGCCATCGGTGCCATGAACGGAGCGCAGCGCTATGCCTGATTTTCTGGAAGAGCGCCTCAGTGGGCTGGTTCGTATGGGCGCCAGCTATGTTGACGATTACGCGGTCGATAGTTCGGTCACGTCAGTCGGGCAGGAATAT